TGATCCAGAACACAAAGAGACTAAAGACTTGCACGACAAAGAATAAGGGTAGTCTTCCCCTATAAATAATAACATAGGGGAATACTATGCCAAATTACGATGCATCTAGTCAAAATGAGAAGAGGTCAAGTCGGATCTACAAAGATCTGAATCTAAACTTCACAAGAAATCCTGTCACTGGTGATGTGGCAACTGTTACTGATGTTAATGCAGTCAAGCGTTCCATTCGTAACTTACTTCTCACCAATCATTATGACAGGCCTTTCCATCCAGAACTTGGTTCTAATATCCCTGCCTTACTTTTTGAAAACTTTGGGCCTATTACTGGTAATCAACTTTCCAGGCAAATAGAAGAAATAATTGGTAACTACGAACCTAGGGCCAGGGTTGAAACAGTAGAATGCTATCCAGTTCCAGATACAAATACCTACGATGTTCGGGTCTATTTTTATGTTGAGAATATGCCTGCTGAACTGATAGAGTTTCAAACAATTTTAGAAGCATTGAGATAATATGGCTACAAATGCACAGGGAAAAATAGAAATCACGGATCTAGATTTCGATACAGTCAAATCGAATTTTAAGACATTCCTTTCCCAACAATCACAATTTACAGACTACAATTTTGAGGGATCTGGGATGTCAGTCCTTATGGATCTCCTTGCATACAATACACACTACTTGGCATTTCATGCAAATATGATTGCAAATGAGATGTTTCTTGACTCTTCAGTAATCAGAGCAAATGCAGTATCTCATGCAAAAGCACTTGGGTATACTCCAAGTTCGATGAAGGCATCAAATGCAACTATATCGGTAAGTGTAGCTGATGTACCCACATCACAATCAACTTTAGTAATGCCGTCAGGGACAATCTTTACAACTTCTGTTAATGATACCTCTTATAATTTTGTTACTGTAGCAGATACAACTTCTACTTCAGATACAGGTATTTTTGAATTTGCTAATGTTTTAGTTTATGAGGGTACAAGAATGAATTTTCAATATACTGCCAATTCTAGTAATTTAGAGCAACAGTTTATTATCCCTTCAGCTAGTGTAGACACTTCTACCTTAGTTGTTAGGGTTCAAAATTCATCAACCGATACAACGACAACAAATTACACACTTAATACTGATTATACAAATTTAACACCAACCTCAACTAAGTATTTTTTGCAAGAGGTTGAGGATGGCCAATATGAAGTTTACTTTGGGGATGGTGTTTCTGGTAAAAAGTTAGTAGATGGTAATATTGTAATTTTAGATTATGTAGTTACCAATGGTTCTGATTCAGATGGAGCAAGCGCTTTCAGTGCTTCTTCAACTATTGGAGGCTATTCTAACATAACAGTTACAACTATATCAAGTGCATCTGGTGGGGGTATTTCTGAGTCAGTTGATTCAATCAAGTTCAACGCACCAATGAAATTCGCATCCCAGAGTCGAGCAGTCACACCAGATGATTATAAGTCGATTCTCCCTAGTGTATATTCTAACATTAAGTCAGTTCAGGTTTGGGGTGGGGAAGATAATGAGCCTGCTGTTTATGGTCAAGTCTATATTTCTATTAAACCAAATACAGGAACGACACTTACAACGACAACAAAAAATCAGATTATTTCAAGTCTCAAGGCTTATAATGTGGCCTCAGTCACTCCTGTTATCGTTGATCCTGTAACACTTCTTTTGGAGCTTACAACTACAGTGAAATACAATTCGACACTTTCAGAAAAGAGTAATTCAGATATTAGGGCTCTTGTAGAAACATCTATATCATCCTATAATACAAATAATCTTCAGAAGTTCGATAGTGTTTTCAGACACTCTAATCTTTTGAAGACGATAGATGATTCTGATCCTTCAATACTTTCCAGTACAGTTGCTCTGAAGTTGAAAAGAAATATTACACCCACATTGAATGCATCTACCAAATACACAATCAGTTTCAATAATGCTGTTTATCACCCTGCAGCTGGATGGTCACAAACTGTAGTGGAGTCAACTGGGTTTTATTTGTCAGGTAATACTAATCTACAGTATATTGATGATGATGGTTCTGGTATAGTTCGTACTTTCTATCTTTTAGGTGGAACAACAAAGACAATTACAAATGCTACAGCAGGAACAGTCAATTACAATACAGGTGAGGTTGTGCTTACTGCATTTAATGTAACTAGTGTATCAAATGCAGATGGTACAATTAGTATTACAATTAAACCAGATTCTAACGATGTTATCCCTGTTAGAAATCAAGTGGTTGAAATTGATACTGTAAATAGTTCAACAACAGCTGAAATTGATACATTTGCTGAGGGTACTGCAACTGCTGGTGTAGGATACACTACATCCAGTTCCACTTCATCAGTCGGTAGTGCATATCAAAATTAATAAATGGCTAACACTTTTCTAGATAACAAAATATCCTCTTTCATAGAGGATAAATTTCCTGAGTTTGTAAGGACAGATCATCCTGTCTTTGTAGAATTTCTAAGACTCTATTATGAGTTCATGGAATCTGCAAAGATTACAATGACAGACTTACAAGCCCCAGATAACATCCTTCTTGAAAACGAACTCACTACCAACTTTGCATTATTAGAGGATGGTGATAAGATTTATACAGAGGATTCTTTGTATGGAGTATTTGAGAAAGGTGAGATAGTCACAGGTCAAACTTCAGGTGCTACTGCTACAGTACTTGCAGAGGATAATGCAAACGCTGTACTTTACATAGAACAGAATCGTTTCTTTCAAGTTGGTGAAATTATTGTTGGGGGATCTTCAGAGGGCCGTGGTAAGATTTCCAAGTATCAAGGTAATCCAGTTCAGACAATTCAACAACTGCTGGAGTATGCTGATATTGACAAAACTATTACGGATTTTCTTGATCAGTTCAGGGACTCTTATCTTACAGCCATTCCAAACACTCTTGCTTCAGGAGTATCTAAGAGAAATCTGGTCAAGAATATCCGTGATCTCTATCGTGCAAAAGGAACACGAAGAGGTCATGAACTTTTCTTTCGATTAATTTTTGGGGAAACCCCTGAAATATTTTACCCTAAAGATAATGTTCTCAAAATATCTGCTGGTGAGTGGACAACATCAACAGTTCTCCGTATAGTTGCAACTCAAGGTGATCCAAATAACTTATCTGGACAAACTATTACCCAGACTGTTGATGCAGACTTAGATGCCACGGCATCAACGGCCGTTGTAGAAACAGTTCTTCAATTTCAGGAAGGTGCAACTACTGTTTACCAATTAGTTCTAAATGTTGATTCGATAGATGGAACTTTTGTCTCTGGTGCAGAGGTTACAGGTATTGATAATGCAAATGCTGACTTGGCAATAGCAGGAACAGTTCAGTCGATTATAACAGGAGCAAATGTAACAGATGGTGGATCTTTTTACACTACAGGAGACACTGTTACAGCAACAAGTCTCACAGGAGAAAAGGGTGAGATTACAATTGTTGATGTATCGCCAGGTTCGGTTGAGGAAGTTGCAATTGACAATCCAGGCTCTGGATATTCTGTAGGGCAGGATCTTTATTTTGATAATGCAAATACTGAAGGGGTCGGTGCATCTGCAAAGATTACTTGTGTCGGTGGTGCAATTGCCCCAGAGGCAGGAGATATTGCAGCCTATAGTATGGATACATTTGACCATATTGTATACGAAGATGCTACTGAGGCAACTGATGCATACACTGGTAATCAGATACAATTAGAAACACAAACTTTTACAGAACTTGGAGTTGCATCAGAAGCAGGTCAAGTTGTTAATATTAAAATCTTCTCTGGTGGATCTGGATATGAGATAGTACCTACAGTAGTTCCTACAACTGCAAAAATAAACTGGTCTTCATTAGCACAAACATCTACAGGTATATTTAAAGCAGGAGAGACAATAACAACTACTGATGCAACTGGAACAATTGCTGTACTTGGAACAGGATTTGCAAGTATTGTTGCATCTTCAGGAACTTTTGCAAATGGAAATGTAATTACAGGATCTACATCTGGAGCAAAGGCTACCTTAACTACTGTAACTAATCATGGTACTGGTGCTACATTTGTTGCATGGGCGCAAAATAATCTTGGTGCTGTTAAGGGTCTTGAGGTTACAAACTTTGGAACAGGATATACCACTGCTCCAACTCTTACAGTTCCCCTTAAAGTCTTACTTACCAGAAACATAAACGAAAGTACACCACAAAACTTAACTCTTAGTACTTCATTTAGTGTAGGGGATGATATCACAGGGCAAACTTCTAATGCTACTGCCGATGTTGTTTCTTGGGATCATACGAGACAGATTTTAACTCTCTCTATGACAAACACTAATACATTCAATGTTGGTGAAATTCTTAGAAGAGGGTCAACTTCAAACTATGCGATTCTTGCAAAGAAATCTCAAGCAACTCTAGCTGCAACTATAGGTACAGTAGGAACAACTGCTGGTGCATACGAGAATGACAAAGGTAAAGTCAGTGAATCCTTAATGAAAATTCAGGACTCATTTTACTACCAAGACTTTTCCTATGTGGTTAGAGCTGGTGCGGCTATTGCAGATTGGAGAGGTTCAGTAAAGAAGGCAGTTCACCCTGCTGGTTTTGCAGTTTTTGGTGAGGTCAGTCTTTCTACTCAAGTTGCTACTAGAATGACCACACCTATTACTGGAATCACTTCTGCAACTCCAACTCTTGCAAGTCTCTTTGAAGCACTTCTTACTACGATTGTCCGAAGAAAGATGGGTACTGATTCGGATGGAACTTCCATTGCAAGTCAAGTAGAAATGAAGGGAACCAGTTATATCGGCACTGGTACTTTGAAACGTAGTAACAATATGAGTGGTCATGAGTTTGGATTGATTACTGCAATTGAATCTATCACCAGATCATCTACGACAGCAACTCTCAACTCAACTGGAGCTCATGGAGTTCAGGTAGGTGAAGAAATCCAAGTGATGGGAGTTACTACTTCAGGATGGGATGGTTATTATACAGTCACGGCAGTTCCAACTGAGGGGTCACTTCAATTCACAGTCAGTAATTCTTTGACAACTCCTGCAACTATTGGAGATAAAGGACAGATAGTTCTTACACGAGCATTTGATAAGAACACAAGAGATCTTACAGTAAGGACTCATAAAGATATTACAATACGATCCATCTATAGTGGATTTGATTCACTCAGAAAGAATCGATATGGTCTGGGCGCAACTCAAAAGACAGCAACCAAGTATCTTTGGGGAACGGCATATCCTGCTACTGCTGATACATCACCACAAAGGTTAGGTGGGGGATTAGATTATGCATATCCAAACCTGACTCGTAGATCTGTTCCAGAAACAGGAACAGATAATGTAGCAGCTGGAAGTGCAGGGGTCTATGATAGCACTATGAATTATACCAACATTCAGATTGGTGTTTGGGATATGGGATCTCAAATGACACTAGATTCTTTTGGTGGAGTTCGTATTATGGATATTATGAGGGGATCTAGATTGGTCGATGATGCCGCCGAACATGGTAATCATGATGATGTTGTAGATCATATCATCTATGAGGATGGTGATTTTATTCAGATGGAAGAACACGTTACAATTCCCAGAGAATCAAACAAACTTTGGAATGTACCACCACCCTCATACGTTAGAGGAGTTAATGTAAATACAGGCGAGTATATCACATTTGATGATAATACGAAGCCACCAGATTTTTCAGACAATACTGCCCCACCATCGTTTGATACATCAATCGGGGTATAGAAACTATTATAAATAATTTAACAAGGTAAAGGAATTATAATGGCAGCGATAATCACATCAAAATTCAGATTTCACAACGCTGAGCAATTCAAGGAATCATTTTCAGAAGCAGCTCCTACCAATTACTATATGTTTATTGGCAGACAGCATGAATTTGCAACTGGTACTACAGGGGGAACAGATGCCGCTCCACCTACACCAGTGGATAATCGAACAGCAGAAGCACTTCATTGGGATGATATGCTTGCAGCTAAGAAGATTGATTCAACAGGCGTTGCTCATGCAATTCCCAGAAGAGACTTAGACACTTCTGGAAGTACAAAATACGATATGTACAAACCAGACTATACGGCATCTAAGGCAGCTCAATCTGGTGCAACAAATTTATTTGACTCTACATTTTATTTTGTCACATCTGCATATAGGGTTTATAAAGTTCTAGACAATAACAAC